ACGTCAAAAACAAGAGAACCTGCTAAAGCTAAATTATCAATTGCCATTCTAGCATGACCATTCATAATCTGTTGAGAATCATCCATGTTCTCAGCTACACCAATACCAAAGAAGTTATAAGGGTTTCTTTCGTATGGAAAAGCATTGTACGGTATTCTGTATGGAGTAAATGGATTAATTACTGCTCTTAGTAAATTATCACCACATACCCATGCATTGATTTGTACTTCATCTAAGTCATCAATACTTTCATCTAATTCTATTCCAACTTCTCGAGCATATTCGGCATCCATGATACCCCAATATTCTAAGACTTCAAAGTTAGTTCCATAATCATCTTCTCGAGAATCATCTTTAAGTTGACTTTCAAAATCTTTTTCTACGTAGTTAGCTCCCATTTGAATACAACTACGGATTGCTTCTTCGTCAAAGTAAGGCATATTTCTTAGCTGCCTTAATTGACTTTTGTTCATTTTGTGTCTATGAATTACATATTCACATTCTTCGATATTTGTAGCAGCAGGGTCTGGATAAAAATCCCAACAACTAACAAACTCAATTCGAGGTACTCTAACCTCTAAAGGATTATAAGTTCTTTCACCGCCTTCATCGGACCATTGATGTAACTTTTTATTAAAGTTAAATGGTCCTTTAACTATGCCTGTTCCTAATAAGGCTGCTTCAAGTAAAGCATTTCTTATTTCAGAAGAACCATTTGATTCTTCTATTTGGTCATGTATAAGTTTTTCCATTCGCCTTGCAGCTTTTTCTGCAGGACTTATTTCAGGTATTTCTGGTATCGGACTAAAACCATCAGCTAATATGCTGTCAGCTTTTTGTTCAATACTTTCTAGTTTTGGAAAAGTAGCACCTGCAGGTAATGTACGACCATCTCCTTCATATCCTACATCGAATGGGTCACCTACAACATTACCTAAATTATCCTCGTTTATTTCTAAACTAGGTGTAGGATTTTGTGGGTCGAGATGAGCATTTTCTTTCTCACCCTCGGGTAGTTTTGTTTCTGCTATACCTATAGGAAACTTACCAGTTCCAAATATAACATCAACTAATTGACCAAAAGCAGCTAGTACTTTTGTTTTAGTTATTTTTACAAAGACTCTAGATTTTTCAGAGTCTCTAAATTTTACTGATTTTTTGTAGAGCCCTCTGTAATTTTCGTAAGCTCTTAACCATCGTCTTTCGTCAGTTTCTCTAGCATCTTCTGCTTTTGCATAACGACTATTAACAATACCAACTAAGTTTAATTTTTGGTCAAACTCTAAATCTAAAGTTTTTCCAGATTCTCCTTCAACATCTACATAGATATTGTCAGAGTTTAAAAATGTATTTTCTTCTGCCATACTTAGTATCCAAAGTCTGAGTCTGCCGGTTTAAAGATTTCTCGTTTAAATCCTCGTAAACGCTCTAATGGATTTTCCATTCGAGGTCGACTCATAATCATATAACGCAATGCATCATATGCGTGGTCTGAAGCATGTGTATCCACATCTTCAGGGTTATTTTTGGACAGAGGAATACTTTGCAATTCTCTTATCAAGTTAGGACATGTATTAAATATCTGTAACTTTGGTCTGCCACTTTCTCTAATTTTTAAATATTCGTGTATTTGTATTTTACCTTGCACTCTGTTTTTATCTGCTCTTCTTAGCTTATGTCCTGCTCTAAGTAACGCTTCACCTACTGTAGGACCAGTTGTGCCTGTATTTGCCCATGCTGCAGTATCTAATACACCATTTACGGAGAAAGGGTCTTCTATCTCCATATCGGTTATTATAGCCCCTAATTCCTCACCTGTCAAGCCTTTTCGATACAATTCACGATAAATAATCAAAGTATTATCATTTAAATCAATAATTCCCCATAAACAACAACTTTCTGAGGCATAACCATAGTCAATTCCTTTAACTCGTTCCCAAGCTATAGGAAGTTCAAATGGAGTAATAACATGTACTGTTGGGTCAAATTCTACAAATGCTGCTCCCTCTGCTACATCCCAATTACCTTCCAAGAGTTGTTTTCGTTGTAGAGGCGGTAAAGATTTTAGCATTTGCTCATAGATACCATCTTTGGCTAAGTATGGATTGTCTACTAGCTTTGCCGGGATAAACTTTCGTGTTAAACCATCAGAACCTAAAAAGCTTTGATTAGATTCATGAGGTTCTATGTAACGCTTTTTAACCCAATGAGAACCAACCCCTCCCGGGTTTGCAGTGCAACGAAGATATGTTTTTATTTCAGGGTCGGTTGTTCTTAAACGAGAGGCTAAATAGTTCCATGAGAACTCTGTAGGTAGGTGTGTAATTTCATCAAAACCAATCCATGAATAGGCTTGTCCTTGATATCTGTATACATCAGCATCTCTTTCTAAAAAACCAAACTCTACTTTCGCACCTGAAGGGAAGTTCCAAAGCTTTTCAACCTCTCTAAACTTAGCACCGGGAAATGCTTGTGGATAGAGCTCTCTGGATTTATCTATCATCTCTCGTAGTTCCGGCATCGACCTTCTAAGTATTAGAGCTCTGTGTGCAGGACGATGTGCATAGCGCAATGGGTCTACTATCATTGCATAACTTTTACCACCACCTGCAGCACCACCATATAAAACATCTTTTTCATCGGCGGCTAGAAATTCTGTCTGTGGTCCTTCGTTAGGATGAAAAATAACCTTAGAGTCTTTTAACATCTCTTGAACAGAAGGAGCAACCTTTTCAAAATCACTATCTAAAACAACAGTATTCTTTGTAGGCTCTGTTGCTTTTTGAATTATTTCTTTTTCTTCTTTTACTTTCTTTTCTTGGGCTGCTATCTTAGCTTTAACTTTTTTTATTTCTTTTTCTTTCTTTGCTAAAGCTCTTTTACGTTGCGTAGCCACAGTAAAGCGACTCCTTGGCTCTGGAGGAGTTACTTTCTTTATAATTTTGGATAGCCCTACGTGACTAATTTTTCTATCTGCTTCTAGCGAGAGTTGCTCTGCTGCTTCACGTAGAGAATATTTTTTTTCTTGAACCAAAGCAATATATTTGAGAAGGAGCTCTTGTTGCTTTGGAATTGGCTTGAGATAGCCTTTGATTTCGGATTGCTCGTAACCAAACGGTATGGTTACACCTTTCTTTTTAATATAGCCTTCTTGGGGCATTACTTACCTTTGTTAAAGATTTTATCCCAATTGCTATCAAATTGTTCTTGAGAAACGGTAGAAGGCCTTAAACGAGAACCTTTACCAACACGACCACGATTCTTTTTGTTCGTCATTAGAACTGGCTTTTCATTACTTCCTAACTGAGCCATAGTCTACCACTTAACTTTATCAGCCCAATATGCTGCTGACATTTTTCCTTTTGCTATGTTCTTTGCGTGACGTGCTTTGAAAGATTTACGCTTTGCTTTCATTCTATCA